CAATCCTTACTACAAAGAACTATTCTCTACTTCAGGTGGCTTTTGATGTTGGAGAGTATGGTAATTGGATTGAGTTTCCTTATCTCCAAATCACGGTAGGATATGGTAAACTATTCTCATTCCTACTTTCTATTGGTAAGTTAGGATTTACATTTGACATTGCTGGTCGTAACTGGCGTGATGAGTTGTTTTATGCCTCAAGAGATTACATGGAGTTGAAAAACAAATGAGTATCCCACATTTCAAATCCCAACACGATTGGGAAGCATTTACCCAAATCTTTGATAGTCAATGGCATTGTAAAAGAGCACTGCTAAATCGTGTCAAGAATGATTTGTTTCCTGAATATAAGTCTTGGGATCAACTTCAACCCAAGACATTGGAAGTGATCAACGATATCGTATCCAATCTTGTCTACGAGTGTGAGCGTCAGTTCAAAGAAACACACCAGGACTACAAGACTGATGATGATGACCTCTTCATTCCTTATCGTTCTTTCAAAGAGAATGTAGCAGAAGCACTCAAAGAGGCACTAGAAAGTCAGAAAGAATGACCACGTTTATTAATTACGCAACCGCATTCTGGTCCGTTGTAGTAATGAATTGTATTCAACCAGCCAATTGGCAATACTGTTATCGTATTGATCAATGGTTGTTACCAGATCTTTATCAGGGTGCTCAAATATACCTTGACAAAAAAATGGATTTCTTGTATAAATCAGAACGGGAGTACCTAAAAGATAAATGAAAATTTTCCTAGACACAGCAGACACAGAACTCATTCGCAATTATTTTGAGACTGGACTAGTTGATGGTGTCACAACTAATCCATCACTGATCATGAAGTCAGGACGAGATCCTGAAGAGGTATACCAGGAGATTAAAGACATTGGTGTACAAGACATCAGTATGGAAGTCATGGGTGATGCTCAGACTATGCTGGATGAAGCAATCCGACTGGTTGATAAGTTTGGTAGTGTAAGCACCATCAAACTTCCTATGACCCGTGATGGTCTATTGGTCTGTAAAGAACTCTCTAAGGAGAAGGTTCGTACCAACGTCACATTAATCTTCTGTGCTGCTCAGGCAGTCCTAGCAGCAAAGGCTGGTGCAACTTATGTCTCACCCTTTGTAGGACGGTTAGACGACCAGTCAGTGGCAGGTCTGGAGGTTGTACGATCCATCTCCGAACTCTATCGAGTCCATCGTATGGAAACTCAGGTTCTTGCAGCATCCATCCGCAGTGTTCAACGTGCAATTCGTTCCTGGTATAATGGTGCTGAGATCTGCACGATGCCACCTAAGGTATTTGATGGAATGTACGATCACATTCTGACAGATGCTGGTCTTGAGATCTTTGATCGTGATGCTGCAAAGATTGTTAAGGGATGACACAACTAATTAATCCTACAGACCCACAATACTTCTCACAGACTTCGGATGGTCTATATGATCGTCATGTCTATAAGTTGAATGTTCCTGGATATAAATCTGTTGTAATTGAGGACTACGAAATCCTTAGGGCAGTATGGTTTGAGCAATGTAGAAACTTTAAGGGATGCACTGTAGAAGTTATTGACCCAACACAAAAAAAGAAAAAGGGATTTGCATGAATAATGTTTGGAAGAACTATAAGAAAGTTCTGTGGGAAATGTTTCCTGATATGGAAAACATTTGTGACTGGGCAGACTGGGAAGGTAAGAACCTAAACCTTTCTGCTAAGTTATACAGCAATGATTATATTCTCAAGTCCAGAGAAGTTGAGATCTGGAATGAGAAAACTTGCATCTACAACACGATCATCTATCCAAAGACGGGAGCAAATCTTCCTTGCTTCGGTATGGACTTGATGATGTTCTTTCCTAAGAAGGTAGTAATTACTTTTGACTTTCAGCATCCAGTAGAGAACTATCGTTTCTCTGTGGATGGTCTTCCTAAGTGTGAGGGTGGTATTCGGTTCTTTGAACCAGGAAATCACTTCTCAGACAATCTATATGTTGCAAAGTGTGTGCAGGAGGAAGTTGATAATCATCTTCCAATGTTTAAGAAGTATCTAGAAACCTATAGGACTATGTTGCTAGATGCTAAACCAACTGGTAAGGATGTTTCTGAGTATAAAGATTTTGATACCTATATGACAAAACTAGATCCTGTTGCAGGATATCTTAAGAGTAATTTCGGTGCAGAAAAATCCGAACAATTTGTATCCGATTTTCTATTTTCATTTATATAAATAAAAGCATGAGAGTTGAAACACTCTATATGCAAAGTCAAAATCACTTTTAATACTCTCTGGGTAGTCCCGTTACGGGTCTGCCCTTTTTTTGTCCTTTATTCGTATCGTATGGAACTTTACGCATCTCCTCAAGGATATCTTTACAACTTGCACACCGTAAACCGAAAGGAAGCTAGGAAAATGTGGAGAAGAAGAATCAAAGAGCAATGGGACAATCAATGTGCCTATTGCGGTTCAACTGAAAACCTAACTATCGATCATGTAATTCCAAAGTCAAAAGGAGGAACTAATTTTACACAGAACGTCGTTTGCTCTTGTCTATCCTGTAACGGATCTAAAGCAAATACCGAATGGCAAGAATGGTATTTAAATCAAGAGTTTTTCCAAGAAGCAAACAAACGTAAAATTCAGGACTGGATAGGACATCAAGAGGACGGTAAAGTCAAGTTATATCGTTATAAACCTAGGAGAAATTTTATCCCAGGAGCTGCATAATCCTATATAAAAATTGAATATGTAACCAAGAGCCTATAACCTAGGCTCTTTTTTGTTGCATATTAAAAAATATCTGGTATAATTATACTGTTTGGAGGAATTCTATGTACACAATCTATTCAAAGTACGGTTGTCCTTATTGTGACAAAATTAAAAACATCATGCAACTCGCAGAACAGAAGCATGTTGTCTATGAACTTGGAACTGACTATACCAGAGAAGAGTTTTATGAAGAGTTTGGAAACGGATCTACATTCCCACAAGTAATTCTTAATGCTGGTGCGGATGATTCAGTCAAACTTGGTGGTTGTACCGATACTGTTGCATACCTGAAGGAGCAGAAAGTGATCTGATGAAGCAAAAACTAGCAGAAGTCTATAACCTTATTGAGGGTGCTGTAGATGATGCGTTTTTGAAACAGAACTTAAATCTAAAGTTGTATGAATATCTAAAGCAAAACAACTTTACTAAAGATGATTTGGGTGAGATACTACATAGTCCTAGTGTTATTAATATCTCATCTACAAGTTCTGACCTAGCAGATTATATTGAAGGTGGTTCTGATGATGCCCACAAACAATTGCGTGAAGCATATGGGTATCTATCAAAACCACTTGCAAGAAAAGTGAAAATATACCTTGACGGAATGGTTGATGATATGATAAGGTACAAAAATGACAAAGGCAAAAGGATCAAAAAGAGATCTAAATAAGATAGACATCCACGTTGATCGTGGGTTGGAACTTATGTTAGAAACAGGGAGGGAGATCGTAAAACCAGAAGAAAAGTCATTTGAATTCAAAATTAAGTTGTTTAAATTTGAATTGACTTTCGAGATTAAAAAACGTTCTCAGGGAGCAGATCCATGCAAACAGCAATAGTCGCTATCAGTATAGTGCTAGGTATATGTTTACTAGCACTCGGTTTAATTATTGGATTTTTAGTGAAAGAGAACTTGTATTCTTATAAAGGATACACCCACCCAGAGATGTTTGATGAAAATGGAAACATCTTACCAGATGAAATTTTAGCAGTACGATTTGAAAACAGTTATGACGACTACTACGAAAAGGAAGACGACGAAGACTAAACCTATTCCTGATCTTCCTACAAATGCCTTTATGCATGAAATTCTTGAATTGGTTTCAAAGCAGAGGAGTAATGCAAAGAAGGTAGAAGTTCTCCAGAAGAACGACTGCCTTCCATTGAAAACCATTCTCATCTGGAACTTTGATGAGTCTGTGCGATCACTTCTTCCTGAAGGTGAAGTGCCCTATGGTAATCTTAAGGAAGACGTAACAGCATCTGGTAATCTTTCTGATAAAATTAGAGCATCGGGTCAATCAAAGAATAGTGTTGCTGAAGAATCTCAGAGAGCAAAGAAGACATCTATCCGAAAAGAAGCAGAGAAATTTTATAACTTTGTTCAAGGTGGAAATCCCTCTCTATCTTCTATCCGAAGAGAAGTAATGTTCATCAATATTCTTGAGGGTCTGCATCCCGAAGAGGCAGAGATTTTAGTTTTGGTTAAGGATAAGAAACTATCTACCAAGTATAAGATTTCTCTTGAAAATGTAAAAGAAGCATATCCAGATATTAATTGGGGAGGACGTAGTTGAAGTTCGTTATTATTCATGAGGATTGTGATCCTAAACTAGCAGACGACAAATCTCTACCAACTAATTCATACTTGGTAGAGTATGTTCTTGATAAAAAAATCCATTACGACATTGTAATGGCAAATAAAAAGGTAGATATTTTTGACCACTATTATGATTTCTATCGTCATGACTTTCTAACCTTCAATCAAACTGAAGGAAGAATTAGTCCTAAATTATATGGTTACAAAGCACCATCAGATAAGAAAAAGAAAGACAAATGAGCAAAGGATTTGGTGGCTTCACGAACAATAACATCGATGATTCCAAAGATGGAAAAGCAAAGATCACGATTGACCAACGTGAAGTTGATAAACTTATGAAAGAATATAAGGGTATCAAGAAGTATATGAGATCTGCATTGTTTGAAGTTAAGAAACTTGATGGAACTGAGACATACATCAGTTCACTTATCGAGGAAGCAAAGAATATTGATCTCTAAATAAACACGTGTCTTGACAAGTCGTCAAGATGCGTATATAATCCTGAAATATGAATGACCTTATTATGGATTACAAACCTTATAGTCCAGAGTGGCACAGGTATAGGTACTTAAAGGAAGCAATCGATAAGTATCTCGATGATTACATTGATAATGAGATAATTGTTAATGACATTCTGGATATCGTATGTGTCCGTCAGGAACGAGCACATGCAGAGTATCACAAATTAGAAGACCTTGAGTTAAAACTGCGGGACTGATATGCTATCAACTCAATACAGACTACGACTAGAATCTATTTGTAGATGCATTGCGAATAAGGAACAAGTGCCTTTGGAAGATATGATCTGGGCAGAGAAACTTGCCAAGGCACATACCCTTGCTAGAGATTGGTTGAACAAAGCACGTCGTCAAGCTGCTCAAGACATTGAGGAGGGTAGTGTTGATGATTTTATGAATAGGATGGGGTTAGGAGATCCCGATCCATCCAATTATAAAACGGGATTCGATAGTGCTGATGAGATAAGAGATTGGTTTCAAAGAGATAAACCTGATGACTGGAGGCAAAGAGACTAATGCAAGCACTTGTTTATAGTAATGGTAGTCAAGAATCTGAAAGAGCAAAGATGGTTCTTGAAGCATGTGGTCAGGAAGTAAGAGAGTTCTTACTGGGTGCTGACTTTAGTGACAGACAGTTTCGTGCTGAGTTTGGTAGTGAGGCTGAGTATCCTCAGATTGCCATTGGGCTCAACCACCGTGGAACTTTAAAAGAAACACTCAGGTACATGAGTGAGAATGGTATGTTTTTGTAAACTGTATCACATATTACAAAAGAACTTGACTATATAGTATGTTCGGTCTATAATGACCATACGTTCATCCTTATGTTAGCACTCCTGCTGGCATTCACCCTTGCCCATCATGATGACGGCAATCCTTACGGATGGCACATGTCGTGTGAAAGGTTCCTCCAAAGACGAGTAGAGATCCAAGCAGATCCACACCTAGACCTACGGTCGAAGTTGAATGTAATTGGGTATCTCAAGACAAAAGTGGAAGGTGAATGTACTGGATTGTATACATAGGACGCAAGTAAGTCGCGGAACGGAGCGTTCATCCCATGTTTGAACTACTTCTGTACACAAGTCTTAGTTGCACTCAAGCCGATGCTATTATGTTTCGGATTAGTGTAAATAAGCATCTAGATAATGAACTTAAACTTGAGTTAATTGAGACCGTAAAGGAATCAGCACCAGAATGTGATTTTTACTGGGACGCAAACGATTGAAGGAACGGGAAAAACGGATCCTCTTCGGAGAGAAGGTTAATTTCACCCTAGTATTTCAGGAGTAAGACAAATGAACACACTCAATCTAATCAAGAAGCAAATCGAGAAGGCAGCACGTCTTCATGATGCTCAGATTGCTAACACTGCATATCGTGGTGTTAAGTACGAGTGCAAGCAGGATGTTGAGGAAACTCACGGTGAGTTCTGCTATCGTGGTCGTACCTACGTTAAATGAGGCAATCATGGAAGCACTACAAGTAGTCGGGATCGTATCCCTAAGTTGTGTTGCTGCTATGTCATTGCTTTACGGTGAACTAATCCTATTACAAAAAGGTTAGGTAAATGCTGAAGATCAGATTTCAATATGATCTTCCAGAATACGATCCATCGAAGCACGATCCAGATAAAGTCTTCGGATTTTTAACTTATCGTGGTATACATTATGCCAAATGGATAGATTTAAAATCACGAACTGACAAAATCTGGAAGTACAAAAAGTGAGGACCTGCTTGACAGGTCCTTTTTTTATGAGTATAATTAGTATAGTAAATTTTGTGCTATGGAAAAGGACAAATTGAAATTGATAGTAAGGAACCTAGAGTTACTTGTCGAATCTCTTAAGTCTGAAGTTTACTCAGATGTCAATGCATATCAAACGAAGCAGGAGAACTTTGATGACCCTGCATCTTACTATGCACCAATTTCAGATTATGATGAGATTTTCAACGATGATGATGGATACCCAGACTGATGTATGAAGAACTAAACTGCTTTGAAGAAGCACTCAAACACTTTGGCACAAGAGTTGAAGTTATCACTGCCATGGAGATGTCCAGGAGAATTTCTCCTGAGGATGCTTATCAGATGATTAAGGATGAGCTGAAAGAAGTTAAAAAATGTCGTAAGCAATTTAAAAAAGATGAATGTTAAACTGATCTCTGTCACACCCGATGCAGAGAAGAATATTGCATATTGTGCCCGAGTAAGCAATCCTGCTAACCAAGAG